TGATCGTGCGGATGCGGTAGGTGTCGCCGCCGACGGAGATCTGTTTTTCGTTTTCGAGATGCCGCCGTTTGCCGTCGTGGAACGGGAGGTTGAATTCGAGCGTGTCGATGCCGTTGATCTCACCGGTAATAATGATGTCATAAGCGTTTTCGAGCACTGCTTCCTGATTCCCGTCCTTATCGAGGACGACAAGCTGTTTATCATTTTCCATGTGTTACCTCCATCGACTGTGTGTGTTGACGGTGAGCTTCCGGAAGGCGGATTCTCCCGGTGTGGAAAGGCTGATGCTTTTGAGGGTCGGCGTCTTTGATGTATCTGTTGTGGCAAGAGTAGCCCGGAAACGGATATACTTCGCCGGAGCGGATTTTATGGTGCCGTCCGATCCGAGAACGGTCCATTCGCTCCAGGTTAAAAGATCCTCCGACGTCGCTGTCTCAATGGTGATACTCGTACCTGTGGGAAGATCCGCATCTAGTTCTGCGTAGCAGGTTCCTTCGACGCCGTAGGAGACGGCGGCAGTAGTAAGGACTCCGCTTGCCGGATAGGTGGAGTCTGTAGCCTTGAGCGAAACCGTATCCAAGGTGGTAAGACCGTCCACAGATCCATCTGAATCCGCTGCATTTGCCGAGAGGGATTCCTTAAACCAGATGGCAACGTCATCTGCAGTTAGACTGGAATGGCAATCGAGGAACCAGTCGTCGAAACTTCCCGCATACCAGTAGGAGTCCGCATGCATACCAAAGATCAGGTCCGCTGCGCAGGAATGGTTCAGCGTTCCCGTGAACGTAAGTACATCGGAGAGATACACGTCGCCGGTTTCTCGATACCCGACGATATACTGAGCAGTCTTCGCATCCGGTTTGATCAGGCAGACGATGAAATACCAGTTGTTATTCTCTAAAGAGAATGGTGGCTTCACAGATTGGTCGAGGATTAATGTTCCGGAAGAGTCGTAAAGCATAATTCTTGGCTTGCCGGACAGGAGCGACAGATAGAAAATCGGCTGGCCGGGACCGTACCGCGTATTCAAAAGAGGGCAGAAGGTATTTCCAACGGAGTAGGTGGTCGGCATGAACCAGCCGCCGACGGCGATGGTCGCACCAAGGTTGGAGAAAATCGTGCCGTCGTTTGTTACCTTAAGGTAGGTTTTCTCGCTTGCCGGATTATTGGTGTTCATGCGGAAATAGCGGCCCAGGTGTCCGGACTTTGAAGTTGCCGTTGTGCCGCTCCATCCGCTGATGAAGGCCTTTCGATTCTTCCCAGAGGAATCCGAAAGGCATGTATCTGCATCAGGGTTGACCTCATTAAATCGCCACAGGCCATCTGGTCCCCAAGATGCCGGAACCTGTCCGGTGAAAACATCCTGCGAGCTCAGCTGGCCGATGACCTTTGCGGTCGTCGATTCTGCATCCACGTCGATGGTATTATTTCCGGGTTTCAGGATCGGAAAGTTCATGCTTGTAAGGAGCGGTAGTCCATTTCGGAGCGTGTTCCCGGATGCATCCGTGACCTTGGCGGTCATCAGGGCAGAATCGATGACGAGGATCTCGTCTTTGTCCAGTTTTCCGGTGACTTCGAGCTTCTTTCCATTCGTTGTTACAACGGCACTTTTTCCTTTCGGAAGGTCGGCAGAGAAAAAGTAGGTCGGAAGGGAGTCGGCATTGCCAAGGCTCCGCTTCACAGTAACCGTCCCCGGTGCTGTGAATTCATAGGTTTCATCCTTCTTGGCATAAGCATATGGGTCTGGGCAGAGGAAGGTGAGATCAAAGGTGCAGGAATTTCGCACGGCCTTATCGAAGGAGAAGCCGCCATCAAGACGTGCTTTGTAGACGCGGCCTGGTTCTTTGTCGAGAATGAGTTCGCAAAGCCCGATATCCGGATTTAACCATGCGATGATCTCATCTTTTCGGGCAAGGAAAGCCTCATCACTTTTCCCCGGAGGGATAAAGCAGGAGATCTCAATCTTTCGCTCTCCGCCGGTTTCTCCGAAGTCGAAGAGGCCTTCGCGTCCCGGAACGGTGATCGTGTTATTGGTGAAATCCGGCATCCGGTTTTCTTTTGTCATTCGGGTGGCAAGACCGAAGCTCTGGCTGGTCCGCCCATTGAATTTAAATCCCATTCAGATCACCGTTCCTTTCGCCCTGCGACTTCCAACCAGCAGGCTATTGAGCTGCTGGGAGATCTTTCGGATGTCGTCGTCACTCCGGACACTCATGGTTTCGATGTTGATGAGCGGGCCATTGTAGGCAGTACCGGAGTCGCCGACAGCATCTTTGATCATGCTTTTCAGACTGTTCACGCCGACAACGGCTTCATCGCCTGCTTCTCCGCCACCGAGGAGTGTTCCGTTCGACTGGCCGAAGATTGTCGCGTCCTTTAAGATCATGCCGCCTTCCATTGCCTTCTTATACCAGGAGACAGAGAAGTGCGGAATGCTGGGCGGGTTCAGGCTGAACTTGCCCGACACGCTGAAGTGCGGCAGTTTGATCTTCGGAAGCTCCCAGTGGAAGTTGAACACGTTCTTGAGCTTGCTGACGATGCCGGAAACGAAGCTCCAGATGCCGTTGAATACAGAGCTGAACGTCGATTTGATTCCGTTTAGGATTCCGGACAGCGTGCTCTTGATAGCATTGAAGGCGGAGGTGATCCCGGACTTCATAGCATTAACGACGCTCATGACAGCGGATTTGATGCCGTTCCATATACTCGTAGCGACCGATTTCACGCCGTTGAATACAGTCGATGTGACGGTCTTTATCTCATTCCACGCGGTGGTGACGGCGGTTTTGATACCGTTGCAGACGGTTGTGATTACAGTCTTTATCGCATTCCATATTGTTGTGACCACGGTTTGGATTGCCGTGAGAACCGTCGTAATGACTGTCTTGTAGATATTAAAGTAGGTCGTCACCACAGCCTGTATTGCTGAGAATATGGTTGTGAAGAATGTCTTGATGCCGTTCCATACCGTCTGGATTACCGTGCTGATCGCATTCATCACCGTCGTAACCACACTCTGTATCCCGTTCCACGCACCTGAGAGAAAACTGCTTATTCCATTCACCGCGGAGGTGAATACACCTGTAATCGCCGTCCAGATCGTCACGAAGAAGTCCTTGATTGCCGTCCAGACGGTGACCGCGACCTCTTTGATGTTATCCCAGAGGTTGATCCAGAAGTTGCGGAAACTCTCACAGTTGTTCCAAAGGTAAATGAATGCCGCGACCAGAGCCGTGATTGCAACAATCACAAGGCCGATTGGGGTTGCCGCCATCGTGGCATTAAGTGCCGTCATCACGGTTTTCACCGTAGTGATAGCGGACGTGATCTTTGGAATGACAGTAAGAATCGTTCCGACGGAGGTGATCAGCTTGCCGATCACAATCAGGACAGGTCCAATCGCGGCGGCCACCAGCGCAATCTTTACGATGGTTTCCTGTACCGGGCCAGGGATCTGATTCCATACATCTGCAAACTTCTGAAGTGCGGCAGAGATATCCTGCAGCACTGGCGCGAGCACGGTTGCGAGGGAATTTCCGATATCGGCCCCGACAATCTTTAAGGAGTTCAGAGTCATCTGGAACTGATCGATAGGGTCGAGGGTCTCATTGAAGGTGTTATCCACACTCCCTGCGAAATCCCCAAGAGTCCCAGAGAGATCATCCAGATTCAGCTTCCCGGTTTTTACCGCGTTATAGATTGCGGCACCGGCCTTGCTTCCGAACAGGTCATAGGCAGCGGAGAGCTTATCGGTATCGGAGGCATTGGAATTCATCGTTTTTGAGAATCCCTTTAAGGCATCGTCGAGAGACATACCGTCGTCTGCCGCATTCTTCATGGCCTTTTTGAGACCTGCCATGGCGGTCGAGGTATCAAGACCGGACATTTCCACCATGCCCATGAAGCCAGAGGCCTGCTGGGCATTTAAGCCCATCTCCTTAAACTGGACCGCATTCTGCGACAGATCATTTGCCAGCGTATCCATCGAAATGCCGGTTGCCTGACCTGTTGCATTCAGGGCATCGAGAAGATCCCCCGCATCGTCTGTAGATTGACCGAAGGCATTCAGAACAGAAGATACGTTATCAACGGAGGTTGAAACGTCTGTGTCGTTCAGAGAGGCAAACTTGATAAACTTCCCGGAGAGGTCCTCAAGGGCCTGCCCGGTTAATCCAAACCTCGTGTTCACTTCACCGACAGCAGCACCAGCAGTTTCAAAGTCGGTCGGAATCGTCGTTGCGAGATTCTTTACGCTTTGCTGCATGCCTTCGAGAGACTTGCCGGTTGCTCCGGTTTTCTGCTCGACAATATCGAGACCATTATCTACTGCAGTAAATGCTGCGAGAGAGGCGGTTCCGATGGCAGCGATGGGAGCAGTGACGCCCTTGGAGAGAGATTCTCCGACGCCGCTGATCTTGCCGCCGACCTCCTGCATCTTGAAGCCGGTTTCTTTTAAGGTCGCCGCGATGGAAGAGTCCGTGTTCTTGGCTTCCTTTTCGAGATTCTTCAGTTCGTTCTCAGTCTCGATGATTTCCCGCTGCCAGGCATCGTACTGCTCCTGGGTGATGGAACCATTCTTCAGCCCCTCATCCATCTGGTCCTGCACGGATTTTAATTGGGTGAGCTTATCCTTTGTCTCGGAAACGGCCTCGGAGAGGAGTTTCTGCTTCTGAGCGATGAGTTCTGAATTGGTCGGATCAAGTTTCAGGAGCTTATTGACGTCCTTTAACTGAGACTGGGTGCTTTTGATTTCCTTGTTGACGCCGGACAGTGCTTTCGAGAGACCGGTCGTATCGCCGCCGATCTCGACTGTTATGCCCTTGATTCTGTCAGCCATACGAAGCCTCCTTCCTTAGAATCTGTCCATCATTTCCTGTGTTGCGATTTCCGGGTAGTCGTAGTCATCATTCAACATTTCTGCGTACATATCGTTGACCGTTCCAATCGTCAGAAGATCCAGCTCCGAGATGGAGAGGCCGATCTGCACGCAGCGCAATAAAAAGAGCGGGGTTGTCATTTCCCGCTCTGTCTCACGATGTTTTTTTTAGAAGCTACCTGCTGTTCCGTATTGATGCCCCAGAGTTCGATGATCTGCGGCAGTACCTCATAGATGCTGAACGTGTTAAATGAATCCAGCCATTCCTCCGGGCTGTCCGGCACGTCCTTGTCGGCGTGCTTCGCCATCAGCCACGCAATGTTCTCGAAAAGCTCCAGCGAGAAAGTGTCCAGATTTGAGCTTTCCGAGTCGTTCTCGCTGATGCCTTTCTGCAGCTCATTCAGGTCCCGGTAGATGTCCCGGTGGAACTTGTTCCTGTAGAGTCGCGGTATCGCAGCCGATGCGCGGAACGTCACCGGCTGCCCGTCAATTTCTATTGTCTTTGTAACAGCCATCGCTTACTCCTCCTCCTCGGTCGAATAGCTTGTGCTTGCCTTCGCGCCGGACGAGGTGCTTGATGCCGCGGTGTCGCTCGGCTCGTAAACCTTGTCGTACCAGGCGTTGTAAACGGACTCGGCTGTGTTCGTGCCGGTCTTAACCTTCACAAGGCCGCTTGGCAGCGGAGAAACCGTAATCGACAGCGTATCTGTCTGGACTTCTGTAGAGTCTTCCTTGGTCTGGCCGGAGACAGACGGTCTCGTCGCGGAGCAGTAGTACATGCAGTGGCGGATTTTCCGCTGGTCTCCGGAAAACTCGAACAGCAGCGCGAAATGCTCCGGCTCGACATCCTTGTTCTCGGCGATGACGCCGTTTGCGTCCTCGGTTTCGTGCATGACGTCCGTGAGGAAGCTCTCCGGAATGAGCGCCAGTTCGAAATCTCCGGAGTACCCGTTGTTGTTCGACACCATGTAGTAAACCGTGTCGTCTGCGTAGAACGGCTCGTTGTCTCCCTCGGCGTCGAGGGAGAGTGAAACAGCGCCGGGCATCGCCACAGGCGTGCCGAATGTGACCGTTCCATCCTCGGCGAGCGTCGCGATGGCATAGTGGCAGTTCTTGAGGCCGAACTTGACCTTGTTCTTTTTGTTCGCCATAAGTCTTAACCTCCTATGATTTGTGTCTGATACAGAACCTCGTACATTTTTTCATCCTCAATCCAGACCTCTGACTTCTCATACGGCAATTCGTGAGAAGTGAGAATGTCATCGATTTTCGATTCGATGTCCGGGTCCTTCTTGTCTGTGTAAAGCTCGATATTCAGCTCATCGATCTTCTGCCAGACCACGTTGTCCGCGAAGACATTGTCTGTCCCCGGAAAAAGAAAGCAGAGAAAAGGCGGGTCCGGAGACTCGCCCTCTGCAAAGTGATCGTAGGCAACGGGAAGATTTGCCTCCTCGAGCATCGTTACGATCTCGTCATATGTCATAACCTCATCCTTTCAGCTTTTCTTCGATAGTCTGGACCAGCTTTTCATTTCCCGCTTCCTCTGCGGGAGCAATGTGAGGTCTTGCGGCCACACGGCCACCGCCGCGCTTGGCATGACCGTGCTCCAAGAGATGCGCGATCTGATACCGGTTCCGGGAATGGACCACCAGGTCGATGGATTCAGAATCCTCATGGACGTTTTTTACCGACCATGACTTCTTATACTTCCCAGTATCGACCGGCGCGTTGTTCTGGATATCCTTCCGGACGGATTTTGCGGTTTTTTTTACCGCATCCTTCAGATCATCCGCCGCAAGGCCTGCGTATTTCTCCAGCTCTTCCATGACTGCAGAGTCCAGCTGATCGATGGAAACGGTCTTACTCATTTGCTTTTCTCCAGCTTGCAGTTGAACTTGATCGAATTCTTCTTGTAGCCCATCGGATTCACATAGGTGATGTTGTAAGTTTTTCCCTCCGCAAGAATCCGATATTTTGTGGATTCCACGGCGGCAAGCTCGGAGCACCAGCGGCAGGTGAAATCGAGAGATTCTTCCGGGTTAATCACTTCACCGTTCGATTCCGATCCGGTCTGCGTGCCGATGGTGGCATAGCATTTGAAGTAGTCTGACCAGCTGGCTGTATGGTTTCCGTACTTGTCCTTCGTGACCGCATTCTTCTGAAAGGTTACCGGAATGCGGAGTGCTGCGATATTCATCAGAACTCCTCCTTCCGGACGCCGAAGAGCAAAGCACGAAGTGTCAGATTCAGCTGATTATGATCAGCATCTTCCCGGTGTTCATAGAGATAGGCGACGGCGTAGAGAACAGCGATCCGGATGCGGATCAGGACCTTCTCCTCGTTTGCCTCCCATTCATCGTCCGGGAATCGTGCAATGTCCTGTACGAGCTTTTCTGCGGAGGCGATCATTGTTTTGATGAGCTCATCCTCGTCATTGGAACTGACGCGGAGATAGGTCTTAGCTTCATCGAGGGTTACTTCCATGTGGACACCTCCTTAAAAAGAATGCCGCCCGGAGAGAAATTCCCCGGACGGCTGGTTACATCATTACTGGCTGGATCAGCCCGCCGCCTTTACGGACAGGCCTCTCACCGCTTCCGGCAGGATCAGCTTTCCATCGACACGCTCGGAGGCGAGAAAGCCGATCTGACCGTTTGCCGCATAGAGCTCAGACAGACGCTTGAAGCTGCGCCCCTGGCGCTCGGCGATCCAGTAGTAGGAGAAGTCTCCGAACAGGATCGGAACATTCCCGGCAGCAAGCTCCGGTGCGTAGATCGAAGTGTTGTACGGACGGTTCAGAATTGTATCCGGCTGACCGGCCACAACAGACGGCTGCCAGATATAGTTGCCGTTATTGTCCTTGATCTTACGGAGAGCCTTCACGGTAGAATCGTTCAGAATCCATGTCGCACGGTTGCGGTAGACGCTCCTAAGAGAGTGGAACACATCCATAATCGCATCGAAGGTGATGTTGGTGTTCGCAATCTCAGTGGTTGCGCCATCGGTCGCCTTGACCTTGGTGAAGACACCTTCCGGCTTCTTATCGCCGTTTCCGGTCAGGAATGCTTCCTCCTCGGCAGCCCCAATACGGCGGGCAAACTCCTGAGAAATATAGGATTCGAGGCCGAATACGGAGTCGTTCATCAGTTCCTCGGACACCTTGATGGCTGTTCCCAGCTTATATGCGGAGAGGGATACCTGATCGAACTTCTCGTCGGATTCCGGATACAGACCGTTTTCCTCCATCCAGCTTGCGGTTCCATGAGAAGCCACAATCGGAATGGTGTGGGTTCCGGACTGGGTCTGAATCACGTGCGCGAGAGAACGGAAGAAGTTCTCGTCAGTCAGAGCCTGTACGAGCTGCTTTTCGTACTCGTCTGGAACGAGATAGCCGCCGTTTGCATCGGTACCAACCTCAAGGACGTTACGCACATCGTAGTAGTTGCGCTTTCTGATGTTGTCCCAGAAAGCAGTCTTGTATGCCTTGGATGCGATACCCGGCTTGTCGTCCGGCTCGTCCTTGGCTCCCGGCTTTCCTGTAAGCGGAGAGGAAGTAGGCTGGGAGAGCATCTTGTCGATCTCTTCCTGTCTCTGCAGGCGCTCGATGTCGTGAGTCAGATCGGTGACTTCCTTCTCCATCTTGTCATAGGTTGCGGCATTCTCTGCGGATACATTGCCGCCATTGTCAGAGTGCGTATCAAGGAACTGCTTTGCAGCATTCCATGCCTTTACACGCTTTTCCATTAAATCCATAATCTTGGTCATAATAAATTTTCCTCCTTAATGTGCCAGAAGCGACAGCCGCTTCTCAAGATCAGTGACCTTTACGGTCGGTTTCGTATTCTTCGGGGTGGTACGCTTTGGAATGAGCTTCGAAATGAGAGAGTCGGTGACAGCCTTCCGTGAGAAGAGCATGAGATCGTCCGGCTCCTCTGGATCGGTTTCGTCTGGCTCCTCGCCATCGGCGTACAGGATCTCATCAATAAATCCGAGCTTCTTTGCTTCCTTTGCATTCATCCAGGTCTCGGCATCCATGAGCTTTGAGATCTTGTTTCGGGAAAGCCCCGATTTAATCTCGTAGGCATTTATGATGGATTCCTTGACTTCGTTTAACATGTCGATGGCTTTCTGCATCTCTTCGGAATCTCCGATGGCAACGGTGGCCGGGTTGTGAATCATCAGCATGGCCACAGGGCTCATGCAGACCTTTGTTCCCGCCATCGCAATGACAGAGGCTGCCGATGCTGCGAGAGCATCGATTTTCACCGTCACGTCATATGGGTAGTCCATCAGCATGTTGTAAATCTGGGCGGCAGCAAAAACATCGCCGCCGGGAGAGTTGATCCACAGGGTGATGTTTCCTTTTCCACTGTTCAGTTCATCTTTGAAAATGTCGGGTGTTACTTCATCGCCGAACCAGGTCTCATCGGAAATTTCTCCGTCGAGGTACAGCGTTCGGTCGCTGCCGAAGGAGTCCGGCTCTTCGTTTTTGACCCAGTTCCAAAACTTTCTGGTCATGATTTTCTTTTCCTCCTCTCTTTAAGCCGGTCATCGGATTCCGGCTCCTGCGGTTCTTGTTCTTTTTCATCAGGCTCATCCTCCGTTTCCTGCGTTGATGCGCTTGCCGCAAAGATTCCTGCATCGGCGAGCTTTGTCATGTTGCCATTGATAAGGTACAGATCACCGCCATCCTCTTCAGGAATGCGGTCAAGGTTCTCTAATTCCCGGATATCGTTGGCGCTCATCCAGCCGTTCTGACGGGCGGTAGCATAGCCGTTCATGCGGCTCTGGTAATCGCCACGCAGCAGGCCATCCACGTTGAACTTGAAGAAGTACTGTTTCTTCTCCTCAGGTTTCAGGAGAGCACGTCGCATCGACTGTTCCCAGCGGCTTACCCACGGGTCGAGCGTGTATTTCACGAATTCCAGTGACTGCTGCTCGATGTTGGAAAAGCTCGACTTCTCAAGGTCTCCAATCATATGCGGCGGTATGCGGAAGATCCGGGCAATTTCGTCGATCTGAAACTTCCTCGTTTCAAGGAACTGCGCCTGCTCGGGGCTGATGGAGATCGGCGTATATTTCATACCTTCCTCAAGAACGGCTACCTTGTTGGAATTGGAGGAACCGCCGAAGGCCGAGTTCCAGGATTCCCGGACACGCTCCGGATCCTTTACCACACCGGGATGCTCCAGGATTCCTCCGGGCGTTGCACCGTTTGCGAAGAACTTCGCGCCGTATTCCTCAGCCGCCATCGTCATGCCGATGGTGTTCTTTGCCATTGCAATGGGCGAGTAACCGACCAGACCATCAAAGCCGAGGCCGGGGATATGAAGCACATCGGAGGGAGACAGGCGAACCAGAGATCCTTTCATGGTGTGCGCTTCATCCTGCGAGGTCTGATATTCGTAGTAGAGGTTTCCGTCCTCGTCTCGGTCCACATTCATGCGGTTTGGCATGAGCGGGTAGAGGGCGATGATTTCACCTTTGCCGTTTCGAATGATCTGCGCGTAGGCATTGCCGTAAAGGAGCAGATGTGTCATGAGCGTTTCGCGGAATACGAAGCTTGTCATTTCCAGATTCGGCTCATCGTGCAGAAGATCATACAGTGGATGATCGATAGCCTTTTCCTTCGAGCCATTCTCGGTATAGCGGTACAGGTGAAGCGGAAGACTTGCGATGGCCTCTGCAAGAATTCGCACGCAGCAGTAGACTGCCGTGATCTGCATGGCGGATCGTTCCGTTACAACTTTTCCAGAAGTCGTGCCGCCAAAGAAGAAGCGGTAGGCGCTTCCTGGGGTAGAGTCCTTGGGCTTATCCCTTGATTTGAAGATTCCTTTGAAAATGCTCATTTTTGTCCTCCTTGAGAGTTATTCCGATTTATGCTAAAAAGAATTTGTAAGTTGCCAACCGTTCTGATTTGAATAGCTTACCGTGGAGGGAATGCCGTCCGCCCCAAAAGTGACCCAGGTTGGGGGTAATTTGGTGGATGTGCATTGCCCTCCGTTTTGTCGCTTATATAAAAAGAATTCCTCGCGAATCGTACACGCTTTCACTATTGTTGTTGCCGCCTCGGATTGCCCGGTCGAGCGCCATGATAGTAGCAATTGCGCCATCGATCTTTTCTGTGGATTTCTCCTTGTCGGCTTTGATGTTTCCGGCAGGATCGGTACGGATATAGATGTTATCCATCATCCAGCGGAGCACCGGATGGCCGCCGTGGGCAATGCGCTGTTCGAGAACTAGCTTCATGAGCTCCTTTGTTGGCGGCGACATATCTTTAAATCCCTGGCCGAAGGGAACAACGGTGAAGCCCATGCCTTCGAGGTTTTGTACCATCTGGACGGCTCCCCATCTATCGAAGGCAATCTCTTTGATGTTGAATCGCTCGCCGAGGTTTTCGATGAACTTCTCGATGTAGCCGTAGTGGATGACGTTGCCTTCCGTGGTCTCAAGGACGCCTTGCTTTTCCCAGAGATCATAAGGGACATGATCCCGTCGGACGCGGAGATCCAGCGTATCTTCCGGTACCCAGAAGTAGGGGAGAACCACATATTTATCGTTTTCATCCTCCGGAGGGAAGACCAGAACGAATGCTGTGATATCTGTTGTGGAGGACAGATCGAGGCCGCCGTAGCAGACCCGTCCTTCGAGGTCATCCTCATTCACTGGGAAGGCGCAGGCATCCCACTTGTCCATCGGCATCCAGCGGACGGACTGCTTTACCCATTGATTCAGGCGGAGCTGTCGGAAGGCGTTCTCTTCGCCGGGATTCTGCTTTGCAGATTCGCAGGCGGCTTTGACCTTGTCGATGCCGACCGTGATACCAAGAGACGGATTTGCTTTCTTCCAGACCTTCGGGTCCGTCCAGTCCTCAGATTCATCTGCACCGAAGATGACTGGATAGAAGGTCGGGTCATGCTTCCTTCCGTTCATGATGTCAAGCGCCTTCTCATGCTGCTCATAGCAGATCGAGTGCGTATCATTTCCAGCGGTCGTGATGAGGAAGAAGAGCGGCTGCATTCTGGCATCGCCGCTTCCTTTCGTCATGACATCAAAGAGCTTTCGATTCGGCTGGGTATGGAGCTCATCGAAGATCACGCCGTGGGTATTGAAGCCGTGCTTATTTGCTACGTCAGCGGAGAGCACCTGGTAAAAGCTGTGGGTCGGAAGATATTCGAGCCGTTTCTGGGATTCGAGGATTTTGACGCGCTTTGAGAGGGCTGGGCAGAAGCGGACCATATCGATCGCAACATCGAATACGATTTTGGCCTGATTTCGATCTGCGGCGCAGCCGTAAACCTCAGCTCGTTCCTCGCCGTCTCCACAAGTGAGGAGCAGGGCGACTGCCGCAGCAAGCTCTGACTTTCCCTGCTTCTTCGGGATCTCCACATAGGCGGTGTTGAACTGCCGGTAGCCGTTCGCCTTTATCACACCGAACAGATCACGGATGATCTGCTCCTGCCAGTCGATGAGTTCGAAGGGCTTTCCGGCCCAGGTTCCTTTCGTATGGCAAAGCTGCTCGATGAAGAGAACAGCGTAATCGGCGAGGTCCTTATCATAGTGGGAGGTCTTCTCCATGAACCGGGTGACCTTATATTTCTTTAACTTCCGTACTGCCACGGGTCATGCCTCCTTTCCAAATGGCAAAAGAAAAGACCGCCGAAGCGATCTTGTTTTTATCGGAACGAGAGAAAGACCGGCGAACCGGCTCTCTCGGAATTTTCATTCTTAAGGCGTTTCTTAGTTGTACTTCTTCATGAGGAAAGCGTAGGCCAGCTGGCTTGCTTCATCCTCGGGCTCGATATCCCAGCCTCTGTCGTAATTTAGTGTGATGCGTTCGTCGATGCAAAGCTCCATCTTGGAAATCCTGCCGCCTTCAATTCCGTAATCCTCGGAAGGCTCCGGGTAGTGCTTGACCCAGTACTTTACTGCGGTTCCGTTAATAAGGAGTGTTCCTTCTTCCCACATGGTGTTTTCCTCCTTTAAGCGATCTTGAATTCGATGCCGTTCTTCTTTTCCGGTTCTCTTGAGCCGAAGCGGTGGTCGTTGGCTCTGGTTACCGTCCGGAGGGTGCCCATTCTGCAGCCGAGGCCGCTCAGTCCGTAGATTCCGTCCATGAGGGCGGTGCTCTGGTCGGTTACCACAATGTTGTCAACCTTGGCGGCCCGAAGCGTTTTTACGAAGTCGGCAAGTTCGTAATCCCAGGGCAGATCCTCAACTTCAAAGGCATCTGCGCCGTTCTGGAGGCTTTTGTCATATTCGGTGAGGGCTTTGTTCTCGCCGCTGGTGAAAGGGTAGGGAAATTCTTCTTTTTCGCGCTTGTCGAAGGTTTTCACGCCATCCCAATCGCCCGCTGCAATCATGGCCTCGCGATCCTTTTCCCGGATGCTTCTGGCCTCGTTGTAGGCGATTGCTGTGTTTCTCATCTCTTCAAAGTAGCTGTTCTTTTCCATCTTGTTTTCCTCCTGTGTGCTTGTTGCGTATTGTAAAGTTAAATGAAAGTTGAGGGCTCGTCAGCCCTTCTGGTACAATGGTTTTGTCACAAAACACTGTACC